TATTATAAGAGAAAATGTAGGAGGAGTAGGAGAATGATATTACTTTTATTTTTAGCAGTCACTACTGCACCAGCTTTGCTGGATGTAGCAGACGTAATACTTTATACAGGAGGAGGATAATATGGATTTAATAATGTTATTATTAATTTTAATAGGAGTTTAAAATGTCTTTTATAATTGTTCATGTACCAGTACCTAATGATATAGATACATACTCTTGTATGCCTAATGATACAGGAGAGAGTATAGAATATTTTGATACACCCTATGAAGCACTTGAATGTCTGGAAATTATGGGGTTAGAATTTGATAAAGACTTTAAAGTTATGAGGGTACATTGAAAAAATTATTATTGATATTATCTTTATTGCTTACTGTATCTCCAGCACAAGCAGACGAAATGGATTGCTTGGTTGAAGCACTCTATCATGAAGCTAGATCAGAAGAGATAGTACCTATGATAGCAGTAGGTAATGTTATTATGGAAAGAGTTAATTCAGATAAGTTTCCAAACACAGTATGTGAGGTGATACATCAGGGAAAATATTTTAAGTATGCTCCAATACTTAATCAATGTCAGTTTTCATATTGGTGTGATGGTAAACCAGAAAGGTTTACTGATATGGAAGGATTATATAAGAGCATGGAGGTAGCTACAATGGTCTTTGAAGGTGTAGTATTAAAACAAACTATAGGTGCTACTCATTATCATGCCAGTTATGTTAGACCATTCTGGTCTTTATCATCTCGTTTTAAATTATTAGAACAGGTAGGTACACATTTATTCTATGTTGACACTAAAAAATAAAAGGAGTATACTATGAATACTGTGGATAAGCTACATAAACATGTTGAGATATTAAATAAACAGTTAGAAGAAAAAGAAAAAACAATTAAAGATTTAAGACAGGAACTAGAAAAATTTAATTATAAGAAAGCAAATCAAGGTTGGGTTGAGAATGACTAAAAATTTATGGGAAAGAGAAAGAAGTAATGTATTCAAGTACTTAGTTAAGCAGTACCTTGAAGAAGGATATGACATTAGAGAAGCAAAGTCTTTAGCAAAGATAGAAGTGGATGAAGTTATGTCTGACAAAGAAGGTTTTGTTAAAACATTATGGGGGGAGCAGTATAGAGATGTCTAAGTGGGAAGTAATTTTACCTAAAGAGATTGGAGATATAGTCTTAGGTTCCTTTAAATCTAAAAGGGAAGCAGAAGAAGAAGCCTACTACAGAAGAAGTCTGGCAAAAATATTTACAGATCCAAAAGAAAAATTTAAGTATAAAGTTCGTAAAGTTAATTAGTTCCCTATAGAGGGAGTACTTACGTACTCTATAGGGAACGTAATTAAAGGAGATTGCCATGCTTAATCCACCACCCTACAAATCTAAGCCACCTAAACGTAGGTCGTTGACTGATGCTGGTAGATGTGACATATATCTTGAAGATGAAATGCCACGTATAGGTTCTGGATATAGATTACTATGGTTTAAAAGAGCTAGAAAGTGGACACACTTTTCAGATATGTGGGGAACATCTGGTAAGATGTTAACCAAAAAGTTTGATCGTAGAAAAAGAATTACAATTATAAAGGAGCAATCTAATGCCTGATAGTAAAATGGTTAAACATATGGCTTGTCCTAAATGTGACTCAAGTGATGCTAATGCATTGTATGAGGATGGACATTCATATTGTTTCAGTTGTAAAACTAGATTTGGAGCAGACATGAAAGAAGAAGCAAGGGTTGTACCAATGGCTAATGAAAGCTGGCATAAAGCATGGAAAACAAAAGGTGAGGTAACTAATATACCTGACCGACATATCAGTAGAGATACTGCAAAGAAGTATAATGTTCAGACACAAAAGTATGGATCAACTACCACTCACCATATCTATCAGTACTATGATAAAGACAACAACCATATAGCTAATAAAGTTAGAGAGACACAGAATAAAAAGTTCTGGTCAGAAGGTAATATATCTTCAGCTTGTCTCTTTGGTGAGAATATATTCTCAGGTGGTGGTAAATACATCACAGTATGTGAAGGTGAGATTGATGCTATGTCTGCCTATGAATTGATGGGTAGTAAGTGGCCTGTTATCTCCATTAAGAATGGAGCAGCATCAGCAGTAGATAATTGTAAGCAATCGTTAGAGTATTTGAATACATTTGAAAATATTGTACTCTGTTTTGATAACGATAAGCCGGGGAGGGAAGCATCTAAATTAGTTGCTCAACTGTTTGAACCTAACAAATGTAAGATTGTAAATCTTGAGTTGAAAGATGCTAATGAATATCTTAAGATGGGTAGAAGAGAAGACTTCACAAAGATATGGTGGAATGCCAAGCCTTATACACCAGCAGGTATAGTTAATCTAGCTGATCTAGGTGATAGATTATTTGAAGAGGACTATTGTGAGACTTGTCTTTATCCTTGGTCTGGTATAAATGAGAAGACCTATGGTATGAGAACTGGTGAACTAATATGCTTTACCAGTGGTGCTGGTATGGGTAAGAGCAGTATCATTCGAGAGCTTATGCATCATATTATGTCGAATACTTTAGATAACATTGGTGTCTTAGCTATGGAAGAGAACACCAAGAATACAGCATTTAATATTATGAGTGTTGAAGCTGATGAAAGATTATATATTAGAGAGATCAGAGAAAGATTTAGTAAGGAACAGCTACAAGGTTGGGCTGATAAGACTATTAACTCTGGTAGGTTCTTTGCTTTCGATCACTTTGGTTCTATATCCAACGATGAAATACTAGATCGTGTTCGATATATGGCTAAAGCACTAGACTGTAAGTGGATATTTCTAGATCACTTATCTATTCTGGTATCAGGACAAGAAGATAATGGTGATGAAAGAAAGTCTATTGATATTTTAATGACCAAGTTAAGATCACTGGTTGAAGAGACAGGCATAGGTCTATTACTTGTATCTCACTTGAGAAGACCAGCAGGAGATCGAGGTCATGAGGATGGTAGAGAAGTATCTCTATCCCACCTAAGAGGTTCAGCTTCTATAGCCCATCTATCTGATAGTGTGATTGCTTTGGAACGTAATCAACAAGCTGAAGATGAGCATGAAGCTAACACTACTACTCTTCGTATTCTTAAGAATAGATATACTGGAGATACAGGAGTAGCTTGTTACTTGCATTACAATAAAGAATCTGGTAGAATGACCCAAGTTGATAACCCATTTATGGAGAATGAGAATGAAGAATAATCGAGCTAAGTTTGATAAAGCAGAGTATGATAAGTCTAATCCTATAGCTATAGCTGCTATGGAAGGATGGCTTTCAGAAAAGATACCTGATTTAATTATAGATTCAACTGAAGATTATGGTTTTGATATTAGAGGTACTATTAATGGAGGTGACTCTAGAACTTTCTATGAGGTAGAAATAAAATATGGTTGGACAGGTGAGTGGCCTGAGAACTGGACTGAGTTACGAATACCCTATAGAAAGAAAAGATTAATAGACAAGTGGAAGAAAGATTATAAAGATGATCTATTTACTTTCGTTGTATTCAGAAAAGATCTAAAGAAGGCTTGGCATATACCAGCAGATGTGGTAGAATCTAGTCAGGTTAAAGAAGCTCCTAATAAAAATGTAGAAAAAGGTGAATTGTTTTTCCATATTAATGTAAAAGATATTTATCAAGTGGATATGACATATGACAACAGCAGTAGTTGATATTGAAACAGATAGCTTTGATGCAACTAAAATACATTGCATAGTAGCTAGTTCTGTTTCTGGTAAGCAGAAGGTATGGGTTGGAGAGGAGTGTGTCCAGTTTGCAGATTGGTCTAAACAAATAGATCAATTCATTATGCATAATGGAGTAAGCTTTGATGCACCCATACTAAATAGATTAACTGGATCTAACATAAAGCTATCTCAAGTAAGGGATACTCTTATTGAGTCTCAACTATATAATCCTATCAGAGATGGTGGTCATTCTCTACAAGCATGGGGAGAAAGACTTGGTTATAATAAAGGAGAGTGTAATGATTTCAAGACGTTCAATAAAGAAATGCTTCAGTATTGTATCCGTGATACGGAACTTACTAGGAAGCTTGCTCATAAGTTATCAGCAGAAGGGAAGATGTTTTCATCCAGATCATATGAACTTGAAAGAAAAGTCAGAGCAATAGTAGATCAACAAGAGAAGAATGGTTTTGCTTTTGATATACAAAAAGCTACAGTCTTTTTATCTCAACTTGAAGATGAACAACATAAGCTTGAGGAACAAGCACAAGAAATATTTGAACCTACAAAGGTAGAGTTAAAAACTAAGACTAAATATATACCATTTAATATTGCCAGCAGAAAGCAGATAGCAGAACGTCTAATGGAGAGAGGGTGGGAGCCTAAGAAGCATACAGAAAAAGGTAATGTAATAGTCTCTGAAGAGATACTATCTAAGCTTGATATGCCAGAAGCACAGATGTTTAGTAGATACTTTCTATTACAGAAACGTACTGGACTACTCAAGTCTTGGATACAGGAGTGTCAAGAGGATGATCGTGTAAGGGGTAGAGTA